GATCTACGATTAATCTTTCAAATCTATTACCTTTTTGTTTGCTTGGGTGTGTCATTTTTCTCCTTTTTAACCTGTCTAATTCTTTCTTTTGTATCTTTATACATTTTTTTTAAAGCATTATAATAACTTTCATCTTTCTGTTCTTCTCTTAATTCGCTTATTCTTTCTTGAAGCACACCAATATCATTAAACCCATTTATCTGAACAACCATATCTGTCATTGATGACATACACCATACACAAAAAGCAACAGGACAAATACCAAATTCTCCAACAACATCTCCATTGTCTTCGTCTATCTCTGAATCACATATATTGCATTTTTCTAATGCTTCTTCCATTCCTTCTCCATTTCTTCAAGCCATCTATAATATCTTTTACTTCTTTTACTACCAAATAATTCTCTTACTGCACATTTATGACATACTACTCCTAAAAATTCCTCTGTTACCATTGAATACCATTCATAAACAGGTGCATAATACTTATATTTTCCACAACAATCACACTGTTTCGAGTCCTTCCCAACAAATTTCATATTCTTCACTTGGGATTCTACCTCCTAACTCATATATTCTTTCTGCACACAGTATGATCATTCTTGGTGTTATTCTGGTGTTTGCTATTTCTGACACTTCTCCAATATTCTCAACATAATAAGATAGCATATTCTTATACATTGATATTGTAGCTTCTTTGTCTGTTATCAACTTATTCTCCTTTTGTCTGATGAGGGTAAAACTTGTGGGAGCAAAGAGAATCGAACTCTTACATCAGGGGGAAAATAAAATGAATAAATTTAAAAACCTAATGTTCCAAAACTCCCATATCATCACAAGATTTGAGATTAACATTACAAAGCACCAAATTACTGCTCTATACTATTATCCTGTGATGAATTTTTATCTTCGCAATCTTTCATTGCATCAAGTGTTTGCTGGGCAACTGATTTAACCATAGAGTCGCCCATAGAATTTATAACATCTAACCCTTGAATTGCAATGTCTAATTTCTTTTTTAATATTTCTATTATAACTTCACTCATTATTTTTGCCTTTTCATTGCTAACATTTCTTTTATTGATTTTACAGCTTCCATTCTTTCTTCATCTGTCGCAGAATTTTCTTCAAGCTCTTTTTGGTACTTAACTTGTCTATCTTGTTGCTCATATAATTTATCTACCTTAACCATAGTCTGCCCACCATTATTACAAGCCTTTCCAAGCCAACGATTAGTAAAACCTTTAAAATCTTTTTTAGCCTTATTAGTGTTTGTTAAAAGCCAAGCTCTGGCTTTCTCACACTCTGCCTTTATATCAACATTTGGATATGCTTTTCCCCACATATCAATTAATTCTTTTGGTAAATCATTATAAAACTTATTAACTCTATCAGGATAAGGGTCAATGCTCTTTCCTTTGTAAGTTACTTTGCTATATTCTTTTATCATATAATCAAAGAACTTACGAGCATCAACCCATTTTTCTTGTCCATCTTTCCTGATCTTTATTTCAAGAAACATCAAAACCAACGACTCTCTTTCAAAGCCTTTGCTTTCTTTCTGTGCAGCTCTCTACCATAAGCATTTAAACAATCCTTACAAGTTTTATTAATATATCCCTTGTATCTACGAATATTATCTTTTGTTAAAGAAACTCCACATTTTTTGCAATCACCCAAATTCATTAGAATGGAACTGAATCTTCAAATTTAGGTTGTGGTGTAGAAGATGTTGAACTTTCTTTTGGCTTAAATTCACTAACTTTTAAACTCATATACTTCTTTGTTCCATCTTTAGAAACATTAAACCAGCTTGCTAATGACATTTTTTTACCATTCAAAATGATATTACCTGTCATATCAGGGTGGTTTTCACTTTTCTTATCTTCTACTTTAAACAATACGCCTGTATTATCTTTATCCATTTACGACTCCTTTATCTCTGTTTTATTAATTCGTTCTTCTACTTCTGCAATATACTCTTTCCATTGCTTTTCATACTTCCAATAATAACGAGTAACTTCTGCTATTTCTGATGCAGAAAAATCCTTCTTTTTTATTAGCCAATTTAAGAAAAAATAGAACTCATCTGTTATATTTATATTATCCATTTCTTTATTCATTTTATATATTCCCATTTTATTTTATGATATACTTTCCCATTATCGCTATACATATCTTTTGGAGATTGTACTGCAATTCTTTTTAAATGTCTATAAGGTATTAATTTATGTTCATCATAAGTCTTTGAATATAAAAACATTGTTACAGGATTTACTTTAACCCACCAATCATATGCTTCCATATCGCATAATTTTAATCTTAAAAACTTTCCACCCATTTTGGATTCTATGAGTATTGATCTTGTAATCCCTTTGTTTTTCACAAAAGCCATATAATCAGGTGTGCCTTGTAAAACACGAGGAATTGAATTAAACTCTTTGCCTATGGTATTGAGACAATCAAAGCCATATCTTGTAAAGGGTATCTGGTTTTGTTTAAAAAATTCCTCGCATTTTATTTCTGCTTCATTTAGTTCTTTGTTTCTTTCTTTGAATGATAAATTGTGCATTATGAGAATAACCCCATTACAATCACAATTAAAAACAATAAAACTGCTTTGAGTATTATCGCTTCTTCCATATTAAAATGGTGCATTGTCAAAGTTATTAGAAACACTTTTTACAGATGAAGCATTGTTTCCATCATCATCTTCTGCTTGTAAGCCTAATAATGATTGCAATGTATATCTTCTGTAATATGTTATTGCAGAGCCTATTTTTTGAGCATCTAAATTAGTAGGTAGGCTTAATGAAGATTCCACAGAATCTCCATTATCAATATCATAAATTATACTATGCTGCTCACCATTTTTAATAGGTTGCAATAGTAATAGTTTATGCTTTTCCAATATTGGTGTAACCTGCTTTATTAAAGAGTTTATATCAAAATACTTTGATTTATAAAAGGGGTTTGTTGAATCCTTACTGATTGCCCCAATCTCTTTTTGAACTTTATACAACTTACTATATATACTTTCTTTTTTTTGTGTCATTTTATTCTCCTTTTATTTCAAAACTTGTATTAATTAATTACCTATGACTTCAAACCTAATATGTGTTCTTCATTTAAAGCATCTTTTAATCCAACTCCATATGATTTATCTAATGTCCATAAATATTTTCTTAATTCTTTGTGTATAATTATGCTTTCAACTATTTCTTTATATGTTTTTAATCCTAAATTTTTTATTCTTAATAGTTTTTTGGGACGTTCATTTAAACAATGCATTAATTGTCCAACATTTTCTAATCCAGCAGCGATCAAACAATTATGTGTTCTAACTGAATAATTAAAAATATGAATAGATTCATTAAAAATATCATTTTCTTGTTCTATTGTTCTTTGCATATATTTATCTAACACATCTAAAGCATCTTTAAGTTTACATATATCCTCGTTAGATATATTTAATCTTGCATAATTTAAAAAATTTATTACTTCCATTTTATTCTCCTTTTATTTCAAAACTTGTATATTCCCTGCAACACATACATTCGCCTATTTGCATCTCAAATTTTCTATCAAGACATAAATCATATAATGGTGGTGCTTGACAACATATACTATAATATTCTTCTTCAATCATTTCTTTTTCCCTTTACAAACTCTATATCAATAGGCTCTCCACATTCAGTTTTTAGAGTCCATGAAATTCTCATTCCCATAATTCGCAATCTTCCACCTTCTATTTGATTTATTGCTTCTTCTTCTGCATTATAAACAACTAACTCTTGAAGTTGCTTTACATCTTTTTCTCTAATAGGGAATATAAGTTTCTTATTTTTCATTTCTTTCTCCCTTCACAATACTTCTTATACCAATTTTTATAGGTAATTGTATATTTTGATTGATATGGATATTTCATATCATACTCAATAGAGGGATCATCTTCTTGTTCCCTTTGAGATATATTATAATATAATTCTGACATTTTACTCATTACTTTTCTCCAAATAAATTGTATTTTATAGTTTTAGTCGCATCTGGGTAGATGTCTTTTATACTGCAACCAATGGCTCTGCATAGTAGGATCAATTTTTCGTGGCTTGGTTTTCTTCTTTCTGCTATATATGAAGATAAATCTGTTGTAGATATACCTGTTTTCTCACAGATATAGTTACCTCGTAGGCCTTTCTCTCTTATAACTTCTTTTATTCTATTCATAAATACCTCATTTATTATTAAAATCTGTTACTCCAATATAAATAATAATTTACAATTAACAAACATTTATTTTATTTTTCTGTAAATATAATATAAATTTGGATATTATAAATATAATTCGTATTATATAGCCCTGCAGATTTTTGGCTAAATACGTTTTCGCTGCAGGTAGTACAAAAGTTCCAAAGAAAAAGGGGAATCCAAGTATATGGAACGAAGCAGATAAACAGACAGAATGCTTTCTTGGGCGATAGCATATTATTGTAGAATGGCTGTCCATATTATAATTGATGCTGGTTATAATTGCTATATAAAGGCTCTATGAGGGATATTATAGCAGATCTAACCTTATGATTTTTGTCATAGGGGAAGATACTGCTATTTTGGATATGAAGGATATTATATAATATATATATATAAATATTAAACATCTTTTATGATCTTGTTTAATTCTTTTTTAAACTCTTTATCACTTATAAGCCCCCTACTTCTTTTTTTTGCTATAATATTATACTTAAAATATTGTTCAGAATTTAATTCATGAATATATTTCATTTTTTTTCCTTTTTTATTTTTTTTATTTGCTTTTCAAGTCTATCTACTTTTTTACCAACCTCTTTCATATCATCAATACCTTCTTCGCAAACATAAAGGAATATGTCTCTTTGAAATTTTAAAAGTTCTAATTTATTCATTTTTTCTCCTTTTCTAAATATCTATAATATCTTTCGCTATATACTGACCATTCTTTTGTTCCAAATTCAATTAATCTTATTTCTTGAAATTCTTGTATATTTTCAAGCGTTACATCACAATATCTGTATTTTTTTCCATATAATCCATCGTTCCATTGTTCGCAAAAATGTTGCCTTAATTCGTGTGCTGTCATTGGCTCTAACCAAGTATAATCCATATATCCACAGCTACCTTCTTGAACATCAATTACACTATATTTTT